AAATTCGCTGTTGCTGGATGTGCAACCCACCACACATATTGTGATTTGCTAGAAATAACATCTTTGTAGTAATTTGAATTGCCTGAATCATCTTTTGCGTCGGATGCTTTGGAAACAAATGCATATTTTTCTAAAACTGTACCCGCTGTACCTGACCACAAACCGTCTTCATCGACAACGACAATATGAACTTCATCGTTAGCGCCGCCTCTATTTGCAACATATGCTGAAGTACCAGTGTTTGCGGTAAATTGTGAACGATATGGCCACGTTGCAAATGTGCCTAAGTCAGCCACAGAAACTTTAAGTGAGTTACCTAATGCGCCTGGATACTTTGCTACCCAGCCACCAAATGCTCCATCAGTATAACCTGTATGATTTTCTGACCAGTCATCTTCATTTTTAATGACTAGACCAGCGCCGTTTGCGGTTGCGTTGTTAGAACCACTTGGTGTGGCACGAACGATTTTTAGATTGTTACCATATGCTAGGAAGTTCGCTGCGGAGAACCAATATTCATAATTATTGCTATCTGGTTTACCGAATGTGTTCACAAGACGAACTTCATCGGAAATAGTTGTTACAACACCACATGGTCCCCAATTAAAAGGTCCTGCAAAAGCGCCAGTAGAAGTGGCAACTGAAGGAATAACTGTAGTCAGATCAATCTCTGATACATTCACTCCAGGTGATAATTGAAATGCCATTGGATTTCTCCTTTTATTGTTGGGTCAATATTCTTTTTATTGTCTATTTAGTTTTTTACAAACTTGATGATAAATAGCCAGCAGGTGGCTCCCACATATCCCCATCTTCTACTTCCATCTCTCTACGCAGCCCGTCTTCAATAAAACCAAACGGAAGTACGCTTTCTTCCCCCAACAAATTCTGTTCCTCTAACATTATCTTTCTTATGTCAATTCTTGTCTCATCTTTAAAGAAAGTCTGTGCTGTCAGCCACGCATAGAGAACTAAGCCCATTACAATGTCGTCATTGTTGCCTTCTTCAGCAGCATAGGTGTCTCTTGTTCGAACAAAAGTGTTCAGTTCGGCAATGGTATCAAAGTCATTAATAATTAATTTGTCGTTTTCAATCAATGTCTTAAGGTTAGCACAACCAATTTTCTTGACTGATTTTGTCGTCTTTACGCCAAAAGAAACTGAACGTTTGAAGCCAGCGGAGATACTCTGACCTTTGATATGATGATGCTCTAACTTATAGATGTTCTCATATTCTAGATCATAGTGAAGTATGTCTACCACTTGCTGACCTACATTGTTCGTTTCAATCAAAATATATGCTTGATTATAACGGTTGGCTAATGCATAAATCACTGTGGGTAAGAACAATAGGGGTAATTTATTATTTCTATATCTGGCAACTTGTTTGTATGGGGCTTCTGTAGCATCAATAATATTGATGGTATGATAGTCTAATCCCACACCCTCCGCACAGTCTACAGTAGCAATATAGATACGCCCTGGGCGTGGATCTTCGTAGACGAAGAGATTTCCATCATCATCAATTCGCATTGGATCATGAAACGCAAGTGAACGAAGTTTTGCGCCGGAAATTAACGTGGCTGATGAGCCAATAAACTCTGTCTCAAATTCTTGTCTGAACTGTTCTTCAGAAGTGTTCCGTATCGTTTCTTCTTTCCATTTCTCATCACGACCTGGTACCATTGACCAGTGAATCTCAAGTGTCTTGTACAACGAACGGCCTTCCATTGCATCTGTCCACATCTTGTAAAACAGATTTAGACCGTTTGGTGTGGAAACAATAATTACTTTAGATGTTTTACCAGACGAAATAACAGGGTAAGTAGAAGTGAAGAAGTCTACTGCCATGTTGTGTGGTACGAATGCAAATTCATCAAGGAAGATTAGATTGTATGAACCACCTCGAACACCTGCGGCTGATGTTGCATACGCATAAATCTTTGAACCATTTTCTAATTCAATTGAACGTTTGTTCCAATTGATGATACCTTGCTGAAGCCACATAGGCAAATATTCATATGCTTTCTGTATCTTAGCCAAAATGTCTTGTGCAAGTTGAAGTTTGTTAGCCAGAATACCAATTACAAACTCTTCATTGAACAGTGCAGACCAAAGCATGTAACCAACAGTCGTGGTTGTTTTACCAACCTGTCTTGGCATCTTTGCAATGACGAAACGATTGTTATGAAATTGTGTGACCATCTCTTCCTGAAATGGCCACATATCAAATGGTACAAGACCTTTGTCTACGTTGACAATCTTAACGTAAGTGCGAATAAAGTATACCGGATCTTCAGAACACTTTACGATTTCTTTTAGTTGCTCTTCAGTATAGGATAATTCAACACCGACCCGTTTGAGTCTCGAATTACCAAGATATCCATCATCCATAATTTATCGTGTAAAACTTTTCAGCATCCAACCATGTTTTTGATGAGCATCTAAAATGTCTTGTAAAAAATTACCTACCGCAGGTTCGTCGGCTGCATCTGCAAGTGCAATACCTGTACGCAATTCCATGATGTACTTATCGTTGTCTTGAGCAAGTTCGGACATCATGATAAGAGGTGAAGGAATAGCAACGATATCTTGCACCTTTGACAGTTCCATCATTCGTGCAAGTGTTGTAGGAGCATATGAATTTAACGCACGAATGTGTTCTGCGATTGAATCTGTTTGGTCAAACACTGCTTCGTAAAAGTCTCCTAAGAAACCATGATACTGTGCAAAGTCTGGACCTTCTACGTTCCAATGGAAAGTGTGTGCCTTAAAGTACAAACCAAAGTTTGTACCTAAAATAACCTTCATCTGTTCGATTAGTTGTTCCATAATTTTATTTATTTCCTTTAATCATTTTAAGTAACTCGTTAGTGGAGCCAACAAAGACTGCCTTATCTATGTTGACTCCTTTACTAGTTTCAGATTGAGGTGCAAGCTCTTTTTTTCTTTTCTGTAACTCTAGTAAATCTTTGTTCATCTCAGCCAGATTCTTCATCATCGTAGCTAAGACTTCATATGCTCTAGGTGACTCTGACTGATTTGCAACTGAAGCCAATTCTGTCAATGCTCTATTGCCGTTACTAATTAGTTCACGCATGTTGGTACGTGCAAACTCAGCGTCAGCATCAATTTGATTGACATTATCCCCAATCACAACAGGCAAAGTTTCGATTGTTTTTTCTTCAATGGGTTCAACATCAAAAATTTCAGATAAGTTTTTATTTAATTTTTTCATGATAATGTATCAGGCCATTCTGTAATTGTTTCAATAAAACCAAAGTTTGAATTTGGTAATGCTGATGTTGGACTAGGTTCAGTAATCACGGCAGCAGCGTTAATAGAAGTAGAATCGAGTGTAGCAACGTTATATTTTGCACCAGAATAATCACCCGTAAGCGTGTATCCTGTTTCAATGTATTTGTTACCACCAGTAATCACAAGTGTGCCCAGTGTTGTATTACTAAAGTATTCTACCGTACCAAAGAATCCATTTGCTGTGTCACGAATCGTTTCACCGGTAGTAAACACATTATTACCGTTTGCATAGTCAACATATACCTTTTGTATTTGTTTGGATGTAAGATCGATGTTGATGTTTGTGTTAGCAGCATTAATAAGTTTTCCAGATTTGACTGGTGGCCAGATGAAACTCTTAGCTGTAAAAGTTAAATCCCAAATAATAATTCTCGTGGTACCATCACCCATACCACCTTCATACTCAACTGTAGATGCCACAGAGTTTAATATGATGGGCACTGTATACTTTTGACCCATCGATGGAATAAAATCTACGACCACGCTGAAGTCTGGAGTAAAGAATGGCAGAATTTGTTCGAGTATTTGTGTGCCATCTTCAGTATTACGAACATAAATTGATAAACTAAATTCATAATTATAAGGTACGGGAACAAATTGTGTATTGACACCCGTGTTTGTAGCGGCCGCAAAATTCTGTAATGTTGAAATTTGTTTACGACTTGCATCATATTCAAGACTGTCAAGATTAAATGACATTCTTGGTATTACAGAATTAACTGATTTAATTAAGTTAGGATCGGAAGTAATCTGTGTCAGATATCTTTCTTTTGGGCCATACGACAATGGCACTTTAAGTTTTTCTTTTGGTGAGCCAGACTGTGTATAACGAACAATCTCAAGATCATTGAACATAGTACCAAATACAACCACCATTTTTCGAATGGTGCGATGATAAAATTGTGCATTACCTAACATTACGGTTCTCCAAACGGATTAACTTCCGTAAAGTCGATGATGTTATCACTGGCTGCTTCGATTCGAGCATTGTCAATGATATCTTCAAATGCTGTATTTTGAACTGGAGCATCAGAAGCAAGTGTCACTGTCCATTGTGCAGAACTTGTATTACCTTTTACATTAGCCGATGCAGTAAAATCACCTTGCATACGGTACACATCAATGTATGCATTTGGTTGAAAATCAAAAACTAAGGCTTGTGCTGTTGCTGATGACACATTAGAGCCTTGATAGACTACTTCATCATTGAGAAACTTACCTGAACCAGAACCCAATGAGATACGAAGTTTTGGATAGTAATTACGAATATTGCTGTCGATTTCTGAAACGCCTGTTTCGATAATCTCACTTGAAAAATAAAACTGTTTCAATTTTAAAGCATACACATAAACATTACCACCACGACCACGACCTAATGTGTAAAACATTGCTTGATCGTTCTCTGATTCTACGCTGGTAATCTCAAAAAAACTTGTGGTCATTGGTATGTAAATCAAATCACCTTCAAGTGGTCGTGTCAGACCATTAACCGCATATCTAAATCTCAATCTAGATACAAGCAACGTTGCTTCGTCACGAATCTCTAAACCAAACTTAGATATAAAGTCTTGCTCACCATCAAACCCAGTTACATTTTCTAGATACATTTCAATCGGATGTGCAGTACGATATTCTTTTAGAACATCTTCACCGAAGAGATAGTCTACTTGATCACGTGTTGTGCGTGGCAAATAATAGACATCAAGTCCGTAGATTTGCAAGGCTTCAATAACAAGGTTTTCAACAAGCAATTGCTCCGGTGTAATTGGAGCATCAGCAAGTCTGCTTGGAAAATTGTTGAAGTAAAAGTTTGTAGACATTAGCCAGTAAAGATTTCTGATGGTAGGGAACCCATCATGTAAATTTGTTCTTCCATCTCTTTAATTTCTTCGACAGCCTCATCATAAATCTTTTGACCATTAAGTGTGACACCACCAGGCATTTGAATACCCTCAAACTTTTTAAGATTATTACCCCATTGT